ATCGTTAAATAACAACATGGAAGAACTGATTCAATTAACAAGAATGAGCAATGCACTAGCCCAAAAACATATTGGAGTCACTTCGGGGTTGACAAGTGATGCATTTAGTGTATAATATAGGATAAGATATGAGCTGGAAAAAATACTTTACACCCGTTAATACCGGAAATCAGAGTGGATCGGCAAGCCCAATTAGTGGTGGCGGCCGTCCAGGTCCAGCACGATCTCATTATTCTTCCTACCTACCGGATGTATATGCGGGCAGTCCAAATCGTATTGAAAAATACATGCAATACGACACAATGGACATGGATTCAGAAGTAAATGCAGCCTTGGATATATTGGCAGAATTTTGCACGGGCAAGGACAGAGAAAATGCAACTCCTTTCCATTGTTATTTTAGAAATGCTCCTACCGGTGTTGAAACCAAACTACTAAAGGAAGCACTCCAAAAATGGGTAAAGCAGAATCAATTAGAAAAAAGAATTTTTAGAATTGTAAGAAACGTTTTCAAATATGGAGATTGTTTCTTTGTTAGAGATCCAGAAACCAAAAAATTATTATATGTTGATCAGGCAAAGGTTTCCAAGATCATCGTAAACGAATCTGAAGGAAAAATTCCTGAACAATATGTTGTCAAGGATATTAATTTTAACTTTAAGAATTTAATTGCCACAACGCCACATGGAACTACAAACACATCACCGAGTGGAACTTCATCATACACAAGCGGTGGAGGATTTGGTAGAGGCATGGTTGGCGATGCTGCAAGACAAACAGGTTCCAGATTTTCAACAAGTGAAAATGAAGTAACAATTGGTTCAGAACACATCATGCACATTTCATTATCGGAAGGATTGGATAACAATTATCCTTTTGGTAATTCACTGTTGGAAAGTGTGTTCAAGGTTTACAAACAAAAAGAATTATTAGAAGATGCGATTATCATTTATCGTATCCAACGTGCACCTGAAAGACGTATTTTTTATGTTGATGTTGGTAACATGCCTGCACACATGGCAATGGGATTCGTTGAAAAGGTTAAGAACGAAATTCAACAAAGACGTATTCCTAGTGCAACAGGCGGTGGAACATCAGTAATTGATGCTTCATATAATCCACTTTCAACCAACGAGGATTACTTCTTTCCACAAACAGCAGAAGGTAGAGGTTCAAAAGTTGAAACACTACCGGGCGGAACCAATCTAGGTGAAATTACGGATCTACGCTATTTTACTAATAAATTATTCCGTGCTTTAAGAATTCCGGCGTCTTATTTGCCAACTTCAATTGATGAACAGCCTAATACTGTTGCTGATGGTAAAGTAGGAACTGCATACATTCAGGAACTTAGATTTAACAAATACTGCGAAAGACTACAGAGCAACATCGTTGAATCATTTGACCAAGAATTTAAACTTTGGCTTCTTTCAAATGGTTATAACATTGACAGCAGCCTATTTGAATTAAAATTTAATCCGCCACAAAACTTTGCAGCATATCGCCAAGCAGAACTTGATACAACAAGAGCAAACATATTTGGAACACTACAACAGGTTCCACACCTTTCTAAGCGTTTTGCTCTTAAACGTTATCTTGGTTTAACTGAAGAAGAAATCAAGGAAAACGAAAGACTATGGAGAGAAGAGAATGCCGGTAATCTAACTCCTCCAACACAAGACGCAGCCGGCGAACTCAGAACGGCTGGAATCACTCCAGGAGGCATTGAAGCAGATGCTGAATCACAATCAGCAGAAGCAAGTCCGGAACAAGCAGCAGCCGCTGAAGCACCTGCAGGAGGAGAGGCTGGAGCGGAAGAAATTCCAACGCAGTAATAAATACAGTTATGCTTTTGAGAGAGTTTTTATATTTCAACGATGACACCAACGACTTTGCTGTAGATAGAAGATACAACAATGCCGAAGACCAGTCTGTTCTCGATTTTGATGATACAAGAAAGGTAAGACTCACTCTTAGACAAATTAATCAACTGAGACTCCAAGCAGAAGCGCATGATGCGGAAAAGCGTTCTGAATTAGATTTCATTAAGCAAATGTATGGAACTCCAGTTGAGCAAGAAGAATAAAAATAAAAATAAAATCCAGGACATAGCATTCGTATTAGGCAACGGAACTAGCCGTGCAGCAGTTGATCCCACCAAATTAGTTGATATTGGAACGGTATACGCCTGTAATGCCATATACCGAGAGATGGATCCACACTTTTTAATAGCAGTTGATGTAAAAATGGTCAACGAACTGATAGAATCAGGCTATACCAAAAAAGGCACGGTATGGACAAATCCTAACAAAGGCATCAAGAACAGAAACGAAGTAAACCTATTCAACCCACACAAGGGTTGGTCAAGCGGTCCAACGGCACTTTGGTTTGCCGCTTCAAATGGACACAAAACAATATACATACACGGTTTTGATTATCAGGGCCTAAAGGGCAAATTTAACAATGTGTATGCTGATACCCACAATTACAAGAAATCAACAGACTCTGCTACCTATTTTGGAAACTGGCTTAGCCAGACTGAAAAGGTTATTAAGGAGTTTAAACACACACAGTTCTATAGAATCGTGGAACCCGGAGGGTTCATTCCGGATAGATTAGGGCCTAGTCTAGGCAATCTAAGACACATTTCATTCGAAGATTTCGACAAAACCTTCGAGGGCACTATATATCCTAGCAAAATGACTCAAAAAACTACCATTTAACCGGTTTTTTATAAGTAAAATGTAAATACATATTGAAACAGCCTTACCAATTAAAAGGAGAATACAATGGCAGATAAAACTACACTAGAACAAATGCTTGAGCATTTGGTCAATGACGACTCTGCAAAAGCAGAAGAATTATTCCACGAATATGTGGTAGCAAAATCAAGAGAAATTTACGAAAACCTTATCGAAGAAGAAATGAAAGATGAGGAAGTTGACGAAACATCTGAAAAAGACGAAGACGAGTCAGTAGATGAAGCATCTAAGGACGATGACGCTGAAGAAGATAAAGTAGACGAAGCATCTGACAAGGATGAGGAAGTTGAAGAATCTTCAAAAGATGAAGAAGTTGACGAAGAATTTGAAGAAGTTGCTGTAGAAGCAGACGACGAAGATGAAATGGATGCAATGGGTGGTGACGAAACTGACGACCTAGAAGCAGACATTACTGGTGATGACGAAGAAGGCGAAAAAGAGCCAGAAGAGTTATTCCAAGATCTAGACTCTATCGTTGATGAACTACAGGCTAAATTCGACGAAATTAAAGGCGAAGAAGGCGGCGAAGAAAAAATGGGCGATGAGGAAGAAAAAGAAGAAGAATCAATTGCTCCTTCAGAAGACGATGCTGCATTTGACGCTGAATTAGCAACTATGCGCGAGTATGTTGAAAAAGTAGCAGGTGGACACGGTGCTGAAACTAAAGGCGGTGCTGAATCTGCAGACAACAAAAAGTCAGTTGTTGATAACATGAAAAATGATATGGGTGGAACTACTGCTAACATCGCTAAAGGCGGCGAAGCATCAGAAAAGAATGATGGTGGACTAGCAGACATTACACCTAAAGAAGAGAATGCGGGTAATGTTAATACGCCAGGTTCAAAAAATGCAACTAAAATGGACAGCACAAAAGGACACGGTGCTGAAAAAGCAGGTAGCAAAGAATCAGCGGATAACAAGCAATCAATTTTCCGTGGTCGTAGATAATAGAGGAGACTAAGGTTGAAAACTAACCTACAAGAACATCTGAGCTTCGATCAGGCTAAAATCGTCGTAGAGCGTGATGAAGGCGAGAATGGCAAAACGTTACACCTGAGTGGAATTTGCATTCAGGGTGATATACGCAATGCCAATCAACGCATTTATTCTTCTAAGGAGATTGACAGGGCTGTTACTACGCTCAACGAACAGATTTCTGGGGGGTATTCAGTGCTAGGTGAAGTTGATCATCCTCAAGATTTACGTATCAACCTCGACCGTGTTAGCCACATGATTACAAAAATGTGGATGGACGGTCCTAACGGCTACGGAAAACTTAAAATGCTTCCAACTCCAATGGGTCAATTAGTTTCGACCATGTTGGAGTCGGGAGTAAAACTAGGAGTTTCTAGTCGAGGATCAGGCGAAGTGGATCCAAGCGGTAATGTTCAAGGATTTGAAATTATCACAGTGGATGTGGTTGCACAACCTAGCGCACCAGGCGCCTATCCAACACCAGTTTATGAACACCTTATGAATAATACAGGTGGTTACGAGGCATTTAAAGTAGCACAAGAAGTCCAAGGCGACGCACAGGCACAACGATACATAGCAGAGAGCTTGAAAAAGATTATTCAAGGTCTTAAATCTTAAGGAGAATCACAATGCTAGAATTTGTAAAACAATTGTTTGAAAACAACGTGATTTCCGAAGAAACTAAGTCGGAGATTGAATCCGCTTGGGAAACTGCTGTTCAAGAAAACCGTGACACAATCTCTACACAATTACGTGAAGAGTTCGCACAGAAGTATGAACACGATAAGACCGCGATGGTAGAAGCAGTAGAAAAGATGCTGGCTGATAGAATTCAGGCTGAGCTATCTGAGTTTGCTGAAGACCGTCAAGGACTTATTGAAGCAAGAGCCAAGTATGCTAAGAAAATGAAAAAAGATTCCAAAGCAATGGAATCATTCGTTCTTAACAATTTGAAAAAGGAACTTGCTGAACTTCGCGAAGATCGTAAGAATGTAGCAGGAAACGTTGCTAAATTAGAATCCTTTATCGTGGATGCACTAGCGAAAGAAATCGCAGAATTCCACAGTGATAAGAAAGATTTGGCTGAAACAAAAGTTAAACTTGTTAGAGATAGCAAGGCTAAGTTTGAAGCAGTCAAAAAAGACTTTATCAATAAAGCATCTAAGGCAATTCAGGAAACAGTATCGAAAGGTATTAAATCTGAAATGACTCAGTTGAAAGAGGATATTGAGGAAGCACGTCAGAATGATTTCGGTCGCAGAATTTTTGAAAGTTTTGCAAGCGAATATGCAACTAGCCATCTTAATGAAAAATCCGAAACTGCAAAACTTCTTAAAGTTGTAAAACAGAAAGAAGAAGCGGTAAAAGAAGCCGAAGCAAAAGCAGAGGAAATTGAGAAACTAGTTGAAAGCAAAGATGATGAAATTGCGCAAATTAAAGATGCAGTTCAACGCAGAGAAGTGATGTCAGAATTGATGGCACCTCTAAGCAAGGACAAGCAGGAAGTAATGGGCGAACTTTTAGAATCAGTGCAAACAAATAAATTACACGCAGCCTTTGACAAATACATTTCAGCCGTAATGGAAGGAAATGTGCCGAAGAAGGAAAAGGTAGCGTTGACTGAAGGCAAAGAAGTAACAGGCGATAAAGCACAGGCACAGATCGGTGGTTCGGAGCAAAAAACCGCTGAGATATTTGACATCCGCAGGCTTGCGGGACTAAAAGTTTAAGGAGAACAAAAAATGTCACAACTATTAGAGTCACGCTGGTCAGAAACCAAAGATGCACTTTTAGAAGGGCTTCAAGGTAACAAGCGCACAGTTATGGCAACGACTCTGGAAAATACCCGTAAGTAT